ATCGTCAGCACTAAGAATCGGCTGGACCCAGAGAGTAAAAGCCGATTCCGTGACGACTTTGAGCGTATGCACGGTGGTGACAATAAGCACCGGGTGGGCGTGTTCGATATGGAATTAAGTTGGCAACAGATCGGCATGTCGAACGAGGACGCACAGTTCTTGGAGACTCGCAAGTTTACGAAGTCCGATATTGCCACTTGGTTCAGAATTCCACCTCACATGATCGGCGATGTTGAACGGTCTACGAGTTGGGGTAGCGGAATCGAGCAGCAGTCTATTGGTTTTGTCCGTTACACGTTGCGACCTTGGTTGAAGCGTATCGAAACGGCAATTAACTCTAAGCTGATCCTGCCAAACGATGGACCAATCTATGTGAAGTTCTCTGTTGAGGGGCTGTTGCGTGGTGATAGTGCCGCTCGTGCTGCGTTCTACTCGACGATGAAGACAGCCATGATTATGACGACAAACGAGATTCGTGAACTGGAAGACATGAACCCTATCGAGGGTGGCGACGAGCTGGAGAACCCAGCAACCACAGGGCAGGCGACAGAAAGCCCAGAAGAGCCAGTTCAACAAGAGCCAGAACCGGAAGATAACGGGCGTGCGAACGCCTTAATGCTGTCTGATGTGGCTGAAAGGCTCGTCTCCTGCGAGAAGATAGCACACGAGAAGCGGTTGCCACACCGCTCAGACGACCCTGACAGGTTCCGAAGTTGGCACGAAGAGTGGATGACAGGGCACCGAACAAGGGTTGAGAAGGCTCTTACACCGACTTGGGAACTAAACGAAATAAGCGAAACGTACCGCTCAGGGATGGTTGATAACTACATTATGGCACGTTCAGCGGCGATTCTGGGGCATTCTGAAGACACATGGAAAACCGAAGCCGTTACACGGCAATTATGCAAGGAATTAGAACAATGGAAAAGCTGAACCAGATTATTACCTCGGCAGACTGGGCGATGCACAAGGATTGCTTTGATGCGTTCGTTGCCGACCGTGCGAGCATCACGATTGAGGCCAAGCAAGGCGACATTTCTGAGATTAGCGGTAGGGTGGCCGTCCTGCCGTTTCGCGGAACGATGGTAAATCGATTTACCAATATGCCACCGATAGTGATCGACCAGACCGCCATGACTCAAGAGATTAAGAAGCTCGGCATGGATAAGACCGTGGGGGCAATCGTTCTGGACGTTGACAGCGGCGGCGGTACTGTGGAGGGAACGCCTGAACTTAGCAAGATGATTGCTCAGGTCGCAAAGCGTAAGCCTGTGATTGCTTCGGTGAATGGATGGGCTGGCTCCGCAATGTTCTGGACAATCTCAGCAGCTACTAAAATCGTCGCCAGTGAGTCATCAATGGTCGGTTCAGTGGGTGTGATAGCCACACATGTGAACGACTCTCAGTATTTGAAAAACGAGGGCTACGAAGTCACATATATTACCAGCACTGAAAGCCCATACAAGGCCGAGGGTGTTGGAGAAATGCAGGACGAGACCAGGGAGTTCACCCAAAAGCGAGTTGACCAGATTCATGACCAATTTGTGTCGGCACTCTCCAAGAATCTCGGAGTGAGCAAATCGCACGTCAACTCAGAATTCGGAAAAGGAAGGATGTTTTACTCGACAGAGGCCCTTAAAAGAGGTATGGTACACCAGGTCGGAACACTGGATGATGTGCTGGAAGAGTTGGCAAAGAAACAGGCAAACCGCAACCGCGCAAGAGCAAATAAGTACCGGCAGAAATAAGTGGAAATATGCAGCGATATTTCATAGAATATGTGAGGTAACATGCTGTTCAAGTGGGGGCTAAAATGGTTGAAAGAGAGTGTATGAAATGTGGTAATGTATTCATTGCGCATTACCCCAGTAGCAAACAAAAATTCTGCTCGAATGAATGCGCGGGAAATAAGAAGGGTCCGTTAGCTAATAGGAAGTGTCGGGGATGCGGAGTTGAATTCAGCGTGCCTTCCAGCAACAAAGGGAAAAAGTATTGCACAAAGATATGTTACCAGGAAAACAGGGGTAAAAAGATAAAGTCCACATGCGCTGTCTGTTCTTCTGTGTATTACGTTCATCCATTTCGTGCGGATATCGCAAAATTCTGCTCTGTTCCTTGCTTCAGACTGTCAACAAGAAGTTCAGTAGTTTTGATATGCAAAACATGTAAGGAAGAATTCAGCGTATATCCGAGTGTTAACAAGCGTGATAATCCTTCCTTTTGCTCTCAAGCGTGTTTTGGGCGAAGCAGAAGAACAAGTGTAGAAGTTCCATGCGAGAAGTGTGGAAGGTTCTTTGTAGTTCAGCCACACCGAATCAACAACAATACAGTTAAATATTGCTCAAAGTCCTGCCAAGATGAGGCAAGGATGATATACAGTAACAAGGGGCTGTCAGATGTGCCAAAAAACAGGAGGCATCAGGAGCGAAGAAGGCGTCAACTCTCAGCAATCAACCAAAAAACAAAACTTACTAAAGAGGTAAGGGATAGTGTGTTTGAGGCAGGTGATTGGCGATGCCACTACTGCGATGTGCGTGTCAAGAAAACCAAGAAATTGTGCCGCACAACTGCCACCATTGACCATATTGTTGCGGTGGCGAACGGTGGCGATAATCGAATGGATAATCTAATTACGGCGTGCTTGTCGTGCAATAGCCGCAAAAACGCAAAGCCATACGCAGAGTACATGGCCTCCATCGGAAGACTCCCACTAGCAACAGAGCAAGGGCTGCAAAATTCCGAGCAAAGAGGGATTGACGAAATAGACTCTTAGTGGAATAATGGATACTAACGCTGAATGTCACGCCATGCGGGCGTTCTAGCCAGAAGACAATTAGACAAACTCACTGGTTTACCCGGTACTTCATAAGGCCTGGAAATCTCACGGGCAAAATCCGTTTGGTTTCTGGGCCTTTTTTGTTTCAACCTGCGGGGGCGGGAAGACGCATGAAATATGCAAGTCACTGAGATTGATAAGCGGTTGGCCGCTTTGGCCGAAGAGAAGGACGCATTGAACGCAGAACTCAATGAGATTCTGGCGTTGGATGAAGACTTCGACGAGAAGGAACAAGCACGAGCTGACGAGATTCAAAAGGAACTCGCCAAGCTGGAAAAGAAGGTTGCTTTGAATGAGTCATTGCGTAAGGACGCATCAGAGAAGCCACGTCCGAAGCCTGCCAATAAGCCATTGGCTGAGATTCCCAACAACACCAAGCCTGCTTGGGAAGAAGACGCCTGCCTTGGCTACAAACGCGAACGAGATTTCTTCGCTGATGTGATCGCAGCCGGTCAAGGGAAGCGGCTTGAATCCGATTCTCAACAGAAGCTGAACTATCTAGCAACTGCTGGTTCGGACGAGCAGATGGGATCCAATGATGCCTATGGTGGATTCCTTGTGCCTGAAGGATTCTTGGCCCAGTTGTACCAAGTTGGCCCGGAAATGGACCCAATTGGCAGCCGTGTAACTAATATCCCGATGGGCAATCCCACCGTGAAGATTCCCGCACGGACTGACAAGAACCACTCCACCTCCGTAAGTGGTGGATTGACCGTTGCTCGTCGCCATGAGACGCAATCACCTACATCCAGCCGGATGCAGTTTGAGACCGTCACGCTGTCAGCGAACACCTTGATGGGCCTGACCTATGCAACCGAAGAATTGATGGCTGATTCAGCGATCTCTTTGGCAGCAATCATGCAGGCTGGCTATCAAGATCAGTTTGTCGCTGCCAAGATTCGTGAGCGTATTCGCGGAACGGGTGCGGGTGAATTTGAAGGGATTTTGAATTGCCCTGCAACGATCGAAGTTAGCCGTGAGACAGCAAACGTGATTACCGACCAAGACGTTACCGCTATGCGGGCGCGTGCTTACAACTACGGCAACTCAATTTGGATTGCCAATCACGATACGCTGGTCACCCTGATGGGGATTTATATCCCATTCAGTACGATCTCGGCACAACCGCTATTCTCACCGGGCAACGGAACGGACAAGCCTGACACTCTTCTGGGTCGTCCGATTGTGTTCTCTGAATACGCGAGCACTCTTGCTGACACTGGCGACTTGATTCTCGCCGACTTTTCTCAGTACCTAGAAGGAACTTATCAGGGAATGCAGAACGCTTCCTCGATGCACGTTCGGTTCTTGAACCACGAGAACACCTTCAAGTTCTGGGAACGATGCGACGGCAAGAGTTGGTGGAAGTCTGCCCTGACACCTCAGAACGGTGCGGCAACTTTGTCACCGTTCGTCGTGCTTGACACTAACACCTGATAACCCCTCTCGGCTGGCCGGGTATTCACCCGGTCGGCCTTCTTTCAAACATATAACGCCATAGGAGAACAACATGGCATCAACTTTAGATTCTCAGAAGTTCGCATCAAAGAATGCGGTCACAATGTACGACTTCGATCCAGGTGCAACCACCGCCGCTGATGTTGGGTGGGTCGACCTGCGTGACTACGAAGGCATCCACATCAGCGTGATGCACTCGGTTGGCACGGGAGCAATCTCGACATTCAAGATTCTCGGCAACTCTGCTTCGGACGGTTCAGGAGCCGATGTCGAACTGAAGGCCAGCACACCGACTACCGCCGACGCTGTTGGTGACACGGTGCATCTGGAAGTGACTGCGGCGGAGCTTGCCGCACTTGGCACAGACCTTCGTTACGTCTCAGCAAGTTTGTCACTGGCAACTGCCACTGATGAATGCGTTGTCACATACGTTCGATACGACTCAAAACGAGCCGCTGCCGACCTGACCTCTAACGTGATTGCGTAGGTTGACCATGCGGGAGCGATACACAGACGGATCAATCGCAGAGCCGAGTTGGCGCGACGATTTCAAGTT